CCTTACCATAACTTTCAGATTTTACTTTTACACTCCAACTAATCATACCACCTAGAATAGATTTTCTTTTATAAACTGTATAATATTTTTTTATAGGCATTATTTTTGTTTTATTTACTTGTTGTTTATTCATATATTATATTATATCTATTGAGCGTAGGGTTAATAGTGGAAAGGAGAATTAACCTCTATTAACTCCTACATTCGGCAGATACAATACCTGCCTTTGGATTACTTATTATAGTGTTCTGATAATTTATTTGTTAACTTTTCTAATTCTGTAAAATCATCTGGGGTCATTGACGGAATAGCAAATTCCATTAGTGCTTCTATAATTTTTTTCAAAACTTTATATTTATTCATATCTCTATATTAATAATTAAAATGGGGCATCGGAAGTATCTTCTTTCACTTCTTCTCCACCTACTTTATCAGCTAACATATCTACTTTATCTTTTCTATCTTCAAAAGGAAATATATTACCCTCTAAACCAATAGCAGGAATTTCCATAATTCTACTAATAGAACCATCATCTTTGTGGAACTCTGTCATTACACCTATATTGTCCCACTTTGTTTTCTCTTCTCCACTTTTGTCTGTATACTTTTTTGGTTTGGATACGTTGTATTTTTTTACTTCCATACTTATATATTAAGTAATTAATTAGTTATTCTTTAATGTTAATCCAGCCTGTAATTGCCCCTACAGGAGTTAAACCAACTCCGTGTATTATCTCACATTTGTAGGGTGCTTCAAAATCACATTGTGTTAGTTTAATTATATTTTTTACCCAACCTATACCACATAGTAAAAGAATTACTACATAAATTATTGCGATTGCTTTCATACATTTATATATCAAGGATATTAATTATTTTTGCAAAATTTGATTCTATCAATTCAAAGCCTGTTACTTCCCATACATAGTTCTTGTAATCCTCTGCTGTTTTAAGCGTATCCTCTTGTTTATCGCATAGTTCTTTAATCTTAGTCTTATCGTTGCTTACAGGAGCTTTTACAGGTGTTTTAATAGGTTCTACAGCCTTCTTACCATCATCGTCCTCAGCTTCTAAGAATAATAATGATTGTAGAGCATATCTTCTAAAATATGTGATACAGCCACCCATTTTCTGTGCATCAGCTAATTCAAGTAAAGGAATAGTTGAATATATCATTTCTTTTTCATTATCTAAATCAACTATTCTAGTTTCTATTGCCATTCTTTCCCCGATATTAGTTAGAGGTTGAGTCAATAACAATTTATGTTTTTCAAGTAAGGGTTGTATAACTTCTATCATCTGGTTGATGTCAAAGTATTTATAGTTAAACCCTGTCTTGTCTTTTTTAAAAGGTTTTATATCAGCTCTTAGGTCTGCTATCTTTTGGTATATTGTTTTTTTATTCTCCATATTATTTCTTTTTAAAATTTAATTCATCTAACATTTTAATTAACTTCTTTGTATTGTCAGAGCTATGGTTAAACATCAAGGATAACATATACTTGTATTGTTTTTTAGTAATATTCTCTAACTTCTCCCATACATCATCATAATCAGATAAATCATATAGTTTAACAATATGTTTCTCTGTCTTTAATACTTCTATAAGAGAGGTTAGTTCATTAAGTGATATTTTAAATACTTTATTCATATTATTTTATATCATTTAATTCTTCAATTTTGTCTAAAATCTCATTAGCTATTGAAGCTCTATCTTCTAAATAACCATCTTCATCTCCATTCCATTCTCCTGCTATTTCTTCAAAGTATTCTACTATTTTTTCTATATCCATATTATTTAGCATATTTAAGTTTATTAAAGTATATATCACAATCAGCTAAATCATCAGCTCTCCAATATTCTTCTTCTGTAGCTGACTCTAGGCTCTCAACACCCTTTAAACGTTGAAATATGGGCATAGGAACAGTTATAACTGTATTCTCTTCTATATGTACCTCTGGGAGGTCTTTATTGAGTTTGTTCCATAGTTTGCTTAACATAGTATTATTCTTAAAGCTAAGTTAAATTCTCCTTTGTAAATACAGTACACTACTTTTTTAAATTTGTTCTCCATATTGTTTTCTCCTAATTATATTAAATGGTACTTGATGTACTCTTAGATAGTTTACTAGATGTAGATGTGGTAGGATTCAAACCTACACAGGGTTTCTTATTAGACCGACAGATGACTACCCTACTTCATCGGATATAGCGTGCTAATCAATACACATCACACCTACATTTAATAAACTATCTATATTCTCTCTCTAAAGGTATTTAATCTTTCCAAAATTCTGGACCACCATATTCATCAGTTTCTAGGTCATCTGGATTGGTGTTAATACAATCGTTGTTTATTAACAGTTTGAGAGTGTTTTTAAGATGTTGTAAACTCATTTTATCTACATCTATTTGTTCTCCATTTTTCATTGTCCAAAACGTTTTATTACTCATATATTTAAGTTATTTAACAATTAGGGTGTGCAATTCTATAGCAATCTATACATAAATCAGGTGAATTTTTAGTGATAGCTTCATTGCTTTCATCTACATAAGAAAAAAGATGATTGTGTAAAAATAGGTTATTACATTTTTGACACTCTGACCCATTGCGTTTAAGAATTTTGTCTATAATCTTTATATCTTCTTGTTCTAATTTGAACATAACTGTATCATTATTATTCATATAATATAGTATAGAGCTTAATTTATTGAATTCTGTATTGAATATCTTTTCACAATTTAATAACTCTTCTAGTAGTTCCTTGTTGATTTGTTTCATATTCTCCTTATTATATTAAATGGTACTTGGTAGTACTCTTAGATAGTTTACTAGTCTACTTGTAATAATGCTGTAATATTCCAGCGGAGTTGCAAGGGGCGTCCCCTCACTATACAACTCTTTAGAGACCTCAGCCTACTAAGTATTTACTACAAGCGGATTAATAAACTATCTATATTCTCTCTCTGATAAACTTTGAGGTTTCGGTCGTATGTTATAGTCGTAACTATTAACCACTTCTCCTACTCCCTCATACTCCTTTGTACAGTTGGCAGGTTCTACCTGTTCTTTGTACTGACTGTATCTTACACTATTATAATTCTACTGTCAATCGTTCCTGTGTATAACTTTTTATACTTCGCTTTCTTTAGCCTTTCTTTCCCTATAGTTAGACCATCTTTTTTCTGCCATTTTCTTGTAGTGGTCTTTACCATATCTTTTTTCTATTGTTTCTTTTCCTTTTTTACTTATCTCTGCAAAGTGTTCTTTACCATACTTTTCAAGTGTAGCATTTCCTCCTTTTGAACCTAGCAATACTGCGTGTTTGTTTACCATATTATTTATTATTTTTATTAGTTCTTCTTGTGTTATTAGACTGTACTTTTCTTGTAGCCCATCTACAATTTTCTTTACAATAGTTACCATCATTATTTATTCTATCTATTGTAGTCTGCTTTGCTCCATTTTTTTTAAGGTGTTCTAAATATTCTTCATACATATCATCCCTAAATGCTATAAATGTTTTCCATAAAAATTTTATACCACGACCTCCATAATATTTGTAACCTTTATTTTTTTTGTTGTTGCACCTTTGTTTAGCACTCTTAAAAATACTATAAAAATTTGTGTTGCTCATTCCGTGAGTTTTGTGTGTCCCAAATATTTTTGAAGTTAAAAATTTTGCTCCAAATTCACCTTTTAAGCACCCACAACTTTTTGTTGCACCAGTTAATAAATTTGTATCTTTAATCTTCTTTATGCTACCACATTCACATTTACACAACCAAAAATAACTATATCTTTTGTTTTTTATTTGTCTATGTGAAAACTTTAATACAGTTAGTCTGCTAAATTTTTTGTTTAATAATCTTGTTGTATTCATATATTAAAAGTATAACAAAAATCTCCCAACCTGTCAAGTGCTTGCATTATTATTTAATTTGTGCTATACTTTAAGAGCAAGTAGAGGTGGCACTACATAATATAATTATTCTCGTATAATATAATTTAATCAAACACAACACTTAGGAAGCATAAAGAGATGGTGAGTTCTAAAAACTCTCATCATCTCTTCTAAGTGATATAACAAATAATATAAAATATATGACAATGGATTATACTGCTACAACCTCAACAAGTAAATATAATGATGTGATATTAGATGATATTGCAGATTTTGTTTACAATGCTAGTAGTGAAGAAGATGCTATAAATAATGCAAAGAGAATTTTAAAAAGACACGAAAAGAATTTATCATTCTGGGAATTATTAAAATTAATGTTGAACAAATAATATATGAAAATAAAACTCATACAAGATAAAACATTCCATACCTATTGTAGATTATTCTACGATTGTACAGAGATAGAGTTTTTAAACTATGCTAATAAAAAGAATGGTACTAATTACCAACCAACAGAAGCAATAGGTAAATTTATTTATCAGGATGAGAAGGATTTCTTAAATGTATTTATATGGATAGATAAAAAAAATAACTACGAAACATTAGCCCACGAAATACTGCATATGATTAGATTCTGGTTACAAGATTGTAGGTACATAAGTTTAAGTGAAGAAACAGATGAGGTATATACCTTGTTACATAGCTTCTATTTTAGGGAATGTATAAAAGCATTAAACAAATAGATATTAATAATAATTATATGAAAGAAGAAATAGGTTGGACAAAACACGGAAAGGAAAGATTTGTTGAAAGGGTGTTTAATGATATTGCTTTTACTCATCTACATAAAGCATTTAATCAAGGTGCTAGATTATCAGAAAAAGAAGTGATGAAAGAATTTATAAAAGATATACCATATAATAGAGGATATTTTACAAAGGAATATCGTAAGTATAAAGGAAGACTATATATATTTGGAGCTAAATCAGAAACAAAAGATACAATATTTTATAGACTAATAACAGTAATATAATATTATGAAAGAAGAACAGATAAAAGAAGGATTGTTTGAAAGAGATTTATTGGAACAAGCTAAATTTGATTGGTGGAGACACCCAGCTTTATTATTTGTCCCAATAAGAGAATTTAGAACCGAAGAAGCTATCATTCAGTTTAAAGAGTACAAGGGTAAAATATATATTTATGATATTGAAGAATTAAGAAACTTTTGTGTGGAAAAACCAAATGGAAATACAATGAAAGAAGTTTACAAAATATTAAAGGGGATAACCCAAATTAACCCCCATAAACAAAAGGTTTTAAAGTAGTAGGAAATGTTTGACAAAACTTTAAAATAATGCTACTATAGAACCGTCAGTGATGACCATCTTGTGGTAAAATGTAAAGAAAACAATTTAGTTTTCAAAACATTTACACTTTGCAGGGAGTTGCGGATTTAACTATTCGTTTACTCCAACGCTCCTCGCAAGATGTAAGTGTTTTTTTGTCTTTACAATCTATTAAAATATGCCACTTACAAAACATAGATACTATCAATTATTACATAAAACAGATGAGATTTTAGGTGAAAAGAATTACAAAAATTATCCTTTCAGCCTAAAGATAGACTTAATGAAATCTATTTCAAACGAGAAATCTAAACGTTTTGTAGACTATAAGAAAAAGAAAGCAAAGTATGAAAATCTACAAAAAATATACAAACTAAACGTTGAGTGCAGAGCTTGTTTAAAAAAAGCTGAGGTTACTCACCACCTTGTGCAATTACAACACGGCGGAACAAACTATTTTATGAATCGTGTTCCACTATGTCGCAATTGTCATAAAAAAATACATTTATGGCTCTAAGTCTTTAACCCCGCTGGTTACTATTACCGCTTATAGAAAGACTCTAAAAAATTTATAACAAAATAGTCCTTGGGCTGTAGTCGGCTCTAAATAGACTACCTTACACTAATAAACAAACCACTTTGACCCTTACGAGATTAAGGGGTGGGACACACACTAGACACAACTAATACTAACCTATTAGGTATGCTACAAGGGGATGGGGGTATAGTTAAACAATTGTTAAACATAAGTTATGAGCAAAAAGAAACAGTCCTACAAGGTAAGGGGTTTTAGAATGGACGAGAAGACCTACCAATACCTTGTTAAGTGCAAAGAGAGGGATAAGAGTTGGAATCTATTTTTTGGGGAGGTGATAGAACTAATTAAAACTTATAAAAATAATAACTAAAACTATGTTAAAAGAAAATGAAAGAGTAACACTATACTTACGCTGTGATATATCTGGGCTTAGTCTAGTATGTGTGAATGATGTAATAGCCTACTTATACGAGAATAACCTACCAAAACTTGCATTAGATTTTAACAAGAGAACAAAGGAAGCGATTATAGAACTAAAAAAAGAAGAGGAAAAAGTAGAGAACTAAATCATTTAATAAACTAATATAAAATATATGAATTTTAAAAAAGCAGTAGAAACAATTAACAAAAATAACTGTAGGATATCAGAGATGGAAGATTGGCTAGGAGAATTTATTGAAGGTTTAGCAGGTAATTTTGAAGCAGTGTTTCTTGTTACTTGGTATCAAGAGAGAGCATTAGGAAAAGCATTAGGATTAATGCAAAGAGAAGATGATGAATCCCCAGCTGAATTAGCTATGATTAAATTTTATGATGATACATACAAGGAAGGTGATGTACAGCACAAAGAATACCTACAAAGAGAATTTAAATCTGTTAAGAAAATAAACTTTTTCTTTGAACAATTTGATATATAATTAATTAATAAAATAATATGGGAGTAGAAAAAAAAGCACAATCTATTATAGACCACTTCTTTGATATAGGTGCAAGAGTTGGTAAAAAAGATTTTGATTATATATACAGTGTGCTAGTAGAAGAGTATTCACAAGGTTTTGCAGATGGAGAACGAAGAACAAAACCTAAACCTAAAACAACTAAACTTATAACCACAGACCCAATAGATAGAGAATTATCCCTCTTATTGGTTAAAGAGATAGAAATACAACTACCTACCTTTAAAACCCCAAATATGGACGTATGGGCTACTCATATAAACAAGATGAGAATACTAGACAACAGAACACCACAACAAATAGAATTTATTATTAAGTGGTGTCAAAACGATAGTTTCTGGCAAGGTAATATATTAAGTACAAAGAAACTAAGAGAGAAGTTTGATACACTTACCGCCCAAGCCAAACGTAACCAAGTTAATGTAGTTGATATAAGCGATTTATAATATGAAAAGAAATTACAGTGAAGAACGTTTAAATAATTTGTTTAATTTATTATCTGATAAAAATGCAATGGCAGTATCACGTCCATTAATAGTTGAAAAGTCAAAACTATTACAAGAAGACAATCACATAGTAGATGCAATGATGTATGGTTTTATGGCTATGAAAGAACGTAGAAAGAAATTAAAATGGTATCAGAAAATATGGAAATGGGTAATTAATTTAATTAACACATATAAGTGATATATATTATGAATAATAAACCTTCAATAGAAGTAGTAGAAACAAACTTCATTATATTCCACGATAAGACAGTAAAAGAAGTCTCTAAAAAACAAGGGGAGTTCATAATGTTAGATAGTCTTAACAGTAAAAACCCAGGCACTGTTATTAATGGTTCTTTCTTCAAGTATTCTGCAATATCTAAAGTATTATCTGCTAAAGATTATCACGACCAATACCCTGATAAAAGCCCCTCTACTACTCCTAATGTATTTGAAGAGTACTATGGAGGTAATAGGGATTATAAGACGATAGAGAGCCACACAGACAGTAATAAGGCAAAGTCAGAACAGATGCTTAAAGGATTAAAGAATTATATAGACCATAATAAACCTTGTCCGAATGCTAAAAGAATATTTGATGAGAAGTTAAAGAGATTTAATAATAAATATAAATAATATGAAAGAAGAAGAGATAATAACTTGTGAACACAAGAATTACATAAGATTAGAAGAATTTGAGAAAGATTGTTTTACCTGTAAATGTTTAGATTGCGAAGAAAAGTTTGTAAAAATATTTAACCCTAAACATAATAACTAACTTAAATCATTATAGTAAATAATAACAAAATGAAAAATACAATTACGAGAACAAAATTAGAAACATTTATAGAACAAAGAGTAGTTATAGATAATAAAATCAAGCAACTTGAAAGACAAAAATCACAAAGAGGTCTTTTTAAAGATGCAAAAAAAGTTGTAGGTACTTATTGGAGATTTAGGAATAAATATTTTAACGGAACTGATTATTGGTATATCTATGCAGAAGTTAAAGGTGTTAGATTAGTAGGTTCATCTGTTTATATAGTATTAGACACATACGAGTTAAATAAAGATAATGAAATAAAAATATCTTTAAATTATAAACACTTAGAGAGCACCAGACCAATGCATTGTTGGGATAGTATTTTAGAGGAAGTGTTTGAAAAAAACAAACAAGGAATAATCAATCAAACTAATTTAACAAATTAATAATTAAATAAAAAAGATATGAAAGTAAAAATAAAATGGTATCAAAAAATAATAACATCGTTCTTTTTCCCAGTTGCAATTATGTATATGGTATTTAAATATTTACACAAAACATTATGAAAATTTTTAAAGTAAGCTACGAACTAACCTATCCTGAATGTGATAATGACCTAAGGATAGCTTATGTAATGGCTAAAGATTTTAACGATGCAGAAAGAAAAGTAGAAAGAGAAGAAGACAGAGAATTTGAAAGTGCTTCTATTTATAAAATTGAAAAGATAAATGCAAAGATAATAGTATAATATGAAAAATAATATTAAAGATTACTTATTATGAAAAGTTTTAACGAAACATCGGCGGGTTGCAGGCTAATCAATGGAGAGTGTTTAGAAGAAATGGATAAACTCATTTCAGAAGGCATTCTTGTTGATGCGGTCATTTGCGACCCGCCTTATTGACGGCACGACAAATTGTGCTTGGGATTCGGTTATACCTTTTGATGCTATGTGGGAACGATTAAATAAACTTATAAAACCAAACGGTGCAATAGTACTCTTTGGAAGTGAACCTTTTAGTAGTGCTTTAAGAATGAGTAATATAAAGAACTATAAGTATGATTGGGTTTGGAATAAATTATCGGGGATGGGGTTTCTAGATGCTAAATTTAGACCATTAAAATCACACGAAAATGTATCAATATTCGGCAGTGGTGTTAGTGGAGTATCTAACGGCTCTAAAGTGCCAATGAAATATAATCCACAAGGAGTTACCATTGAAAATATTATCAAGAAAAATAAAGTTAAATATGCGGGGTTACATTCTAATCCATCAAAGAATGAATATAAAACAACTGGTAAAAATTATCCAAAATCAATAATAAAATTTAGTAAGGAAAATGGACTACACCCAACACAAAAACCAGTAGCTCTAATGGAATATCTAATAAAAACATACACCAATGAAAATGAATTAGTTTTAGACTTTACTTGTGGTAGTGGTAGTACCTGTATAGCTTGTCAAAATCTTAAAAGGAACTTTATAGGGATTGAAAAAGATGAAAAGTATTGTGAGATTGCTAAAAAAAGATTGGCAGAAAACAAGACTCAACAAACTTTAGTCTAACCCTATATAAATAAACTAAAAGGTATTTAAGCCTTATAAAATAAAATATATGCCAAACATAGAACTTAACAATACTGTTGATAATAAGTGGGAAGAAGAATTTGATAAGCAGTTTATGGAATATTCTTTTGAAAATGAAAATACACTAATAGACAATGATACTGATGGAAATGATATTAAACAATTCATACACAAAGTTATCAAACAAAGGGAAGATGAACTAAAGAAGGAATTTAAGGGAATGATACCAGAGAAGAAGAAATTATATGAAGCAAAGAATTTAACTGATGTAGCTTTTAATTGTGAAATAGAGGGTTTTAACGAGTGTAGAGAACATATTTTAAATAAACTAATTTAACTATATGAAAAAACTACTAATAATACCCATCATCTTACTTTTAGCTGGGTGTACTCAAGTAAAATTAACTGAAACAACAGATAAATACAATGTAACAGATGAATTACTAAATGAAGCAATAAATGAAATAAAAAAAGAGCCTGTAGTTTTATCTAAACCAAAAGAACCAATGTATTATGGTTATGAGAATGAAAAAGGAGTTATTGTTGCTTACGCAAATCATTTTGGAGAATTTTTTTACCTTGATGAAAATGGTGAATATATAAAAGTTATAGATGTAGAAACAAGAGATAAATATTTATATAATATAAATAAATAATATGAATAAAGAACTTAACAATATAAAACAAAGGAGATTAAAAGACAAAGTTTTGTTTATACTAGATAAATACCCCCCAACTAGAAATTGTGATGCACAACTAACTTTTCAAATAATACAAGAGTATATGCCTGATGAAATGTTTGAAGACAATGGTAAATGGTTTATATCAACATTAGCTCTTAAGAAGATTAGAGAAGATAATGTAAAGCGTGTGCGTTGTATTATACAAAATAAAGAGAAAAGATTTTTACCAACAGAAGAAGCTGTCAGAAAGAAAAGAAGTATAAACGAAGAAACTTGGTTACAATATATAAGAGAAGAGAACTTAACTACTTGCTAATTAATAATATATAATGCTTATATATGTTACATAAAAAATCACTATACCAAAAGAATAGAGAGAAGTATTGGGAAGCTGTAAACAAAGAACAGGAGAGATGGGATAAATACTTATGGAGGGAAATGGACTTACAATCTTATATGGCTATGGTAATGTGTAGACCTGAAGTAGTAAAACTATCAACAGCCTATGAATTAACTTTACCTAAGGGGTGTTGATAACTTTTAAAGGTAACACATTATAGTGCTAAGGTTAGTAATAATTGATTTATTTGATATACTATTGTATACTAATACCAGTGCAGAGAGTACTATAAGTACCCGATTGCATATTGTGAACGATAGAGTGGTCAAGACTACTCTACTCGTATAACAATTTTAAAATAAATAATTGTATGAATTGCTTGAATGTACAATTAATAAAGGAGAATATATAAGGCTGTCTTTTTGACGGTTTTTTTTGTACTTTAACAAGTCGTGTCAAAGTTAAACAATAAACCCATATGGTTAAAATAACTTTACCGAATCCAAACGATTATCAAAATGGAGATATAGAACATTTTTTACGTCAATTAGAACTGTGTGTTCATCACGCAAGAAAATCCTATCAAGAATTTGAAAAAGATGAAACGAGTGGAGAAAACATATACGTAACATTTAGATTCCCTGAATTAGATTTATTTAACAGAGAAACAGATAAAGAAGGGAATATATCAATCCACATAGATGAAGCACTAGATAAGATACAAAACATAGAGATTGAAATTAGTAGCCTTTAATAATTCATTTTGACACGACCTTTTAGATTATAATAAACAATATGACAATAGAAAATACAACAAATGGTATTGAATAGACAAATGATAAGTTGGTAAATTAACGCTGTCAGAAGAACATTCTTCGACTAAGATAGCGGAAGTGGGAAACTACCAACACCCCTGTGAAACTAATAAAGTCTAAAAGACTTTAGATATTTTCCCACTTATTAAGTGTTTAAATACTACTGACTTAACCTAAAGGATAGAGTTAAAAGTGCTACGGCTACTTTAAACCTTGATGGTTGAGTTAAAACAATATGTTAAATATTATTAGAAAAATTAGAAACAGTATAATAATTGCAAAACAAGAGCATATTATTACAGGTGATTATACTAAGAAATATCTAACAGCAGACAACATATCAGTCGGAGAATTTACTTACGGAATACCAAAAGTAATAGATGGTAATAAACAACATAGACTAATAATTGGAAAGTTCTGTTCAATAGGCTCAAACATAACAATAGGACACGGAGCTGTTATTGCAACAGGCTCAATAGTTACTAAAGATGTTCCCCCTTATGCTATAGTAGGTGGCAACCCATCAAAGATTATAAAGTACAGATTTAATGAAGAAGCAATAGACAGATTACTAAAACTTAAATGGTGGAACTGGGATTTACAAAAGATAAAAAAGCATTCAACATTTCTACAATCTGAATTTATATGAAAAAGAAAAAAACTAAAACTGAACCCCCAATGAAAGAATATCCAGTAATAGTTAAATGTACTGATGACCCTATGATGGTTGCACTGCGATATACTAGATGCCCTATTTGTAGTAAAGTATTAGATAATAATTGGGGTTGCGTCTTCTGTAATATATACATTACCTTTTCACAAACAACTAACTTTAAAAAATAAATATGATAACTAATACAAAACTTATAGAGCGTAATGCTGGTTACTTTTCAATGTCTATTTGTACTACTGATGAAGAATTAAAAGAATTTGATGTAATAGAAAAGACACCAGAAAATATTAAAAAACTAGAAGAGAAATTTATTAAAGATAGAAAAGAGATTTAACTAAGCTAAGTAAAACAAATTAGATAACTAATTTATATGGACGGAAGAAAAAACAATGGAGGAACTAAAGGAAATAAAGGCGGTAGTCCAGGCTACGGTAAGTTATCATTTATAAAAAATAAAGTAGAAAAACATTCAAAAGATTGGTGGGAAGAATGGGAAAAGATGATGAAGAATACAGATAAAGATACAACTAATAAAAGATTTGCAATGACAGAGTTTAATAAACTACAGATAAAACTAATGCCTACTGTATTATCAGGTGATGATGAAAATCCTTTAATTCTACAATTCGATGAAACATTTAAACTTACATCCAAAACAGAAGCAGATAGCTAAAAGCCAAGCTAGATTTAAAGTTATTAGAGCAGGAAGAAAAGGTGGTAAAACTGCACTAGAGGTGGAGAGTATTGTTTTTAAAGCAACTGCAAGTATTAAACGGTTAAAGATACAGAAAACAGTATTTGCTACAGGTAGAAAAGTTTTATACATAGCTCCAACACAAGACCAAGCTAGAAAGATTATATGGGAGTATTTAAAAAATAGACTACACGGAGTAGGAACACCTAATGAACAACGATTAGAAATGAAAGTACCAAACGAAGACGGAACTACAACTACAATATATGTTGGTGGTTGGGAAAATAAAGAGAATTATCGTGGTTTAACAGATGTAATACATATAACGTTTGATGAAGTAGATACACTAAAGAACTTCTTTACTGGTTGGAAAGAGATATTTAGACCGATGTTCTTAGATACAGTTGGTAGTGCTGATTTTATTGGTACACCAAAGAAAGAAAACCCAAACCTAAGAAAACTAGAAAAGGAATTTCCTGAAATGGGATTAGACTGTGAGCTATTTCACTTTACATCAGAAGACAACCCTCACTTACCTGTTACAGAGTTAGAATCAATGAAGAATGAATATCAAGGTGATATGATTTCTTACAGGCAAGAGGTTAAAGCTGAACACATAGATGATGCAGGTTCATTATTCCACTATGAAAGTTTAATAGATGTATTTTCAAATACAATAACAAAGAGTGTAGAGAAGTTCTTAATAGTTGATATAGCTGATGATGGCACTGACAAGACAATATTTAGCTTTTGGCAAGGATTAGAAGAATATAGACGTGAAGCCTTTGAAAGACTCAACACAGAAGCAATAATCAAACAGATAAGAGAATATACTAGTACAGATAAAATACCCTACTCACAGACAGCTGTGGATGCTATAGGGGTAGGAGCAGGTGTAGCTTCAAGTTCGATGTTAGATGGCATTATAGGATATAAAAGCTCCTATGGGGCAATTAAGACCGACCAGGACATAGTGAGGTTACCTAACGCTAAATATTCAAGTACAGAACATTTAACAACTGATTATAAGAATCTTAGAAGTCAATGTATATTTACTCTAGCTAATCTAGTGAACAATCATAAGATAGCAAGTAAGTTAGAAGGAGATTTTAAAGAAATGATTATAACGGAATTATCTAAATACCAAGATGCAAGTAAAGGTGATGGTAAAAGAATGGCAACATCAAAATCAGATGTTAAAGAGCTTATAAATAGAAGTCCTGACCACTCTGATACTTGGATAATGAGAATGTATTTTGAGGTAATGGGTAAATTATCACCCTATCAATCAGAAGAAGCGTCAAGAATGAACAGAAAGCAACAACAACGTTTTCAATCAAACAAAGCAAATATAATTAATAGTAGTAATAAATAACTATGAAAAACAAACTATACCTATTGGTGGTAATAGCCTTAGTTGGCTTAATAGGAGTAATAGGTTTTAAAGTACCTAAACCTAATGTTGGTGGAAATTATAGAGAGAATACAAAGGAAATTGCAATCTTAACTGCAACAACTACACAAGCTACATCAACAATGGAAAGTGTAGTATATTATCGTAATTTAGGTATTACAGTAGCAACAGAGAGTGCTTCTGGTACACTTAAATTCTATTGTTCATTGTATGATGACCAACCAGATTTAGATAGTTCTGCAAGTGCAACTAATCCTTACGATACTGTAGAAATAGTAGATACACAAAATGGTTCAAGTATAGATGGTGATACAGGTATTACATTAACTAATACTACAGATGTAAGACAATTTGAAGTAAATGGTAATAATTTTAGATGGTGTGGAGCTATTTTATCAGGAACAGTTAATGGAACTACAACAGTGAAATTTAAACCAGCTGACAATTCTTAATCAATAATTATGTATAACGATAAATCAATAGCAGATGTAGTTCGTGAAATGCTAGACCAAGATGAGAATGGTGAAACTACCTATTCTGAATATGTTACAGGCTCAATGCGTGAAGACATAGATAAGTCAGAAGCCTACATCAACTCTAAACACATTTCAGGAGATACAGACTATATGGGGAGAGATAAACCTTTCTTCAATATTGTTATGGCTGCAAGAAATGTATGGTATAGAGCTACTGATATTGATAGGAAAGATATTAAAGTTCGTGCTACTAAAGAAACAGATGAACTAAAGGCTTTTCTTGCTACTCTTAAACTCCAAGAATGGATGAAAAAGGCTGACTTTGGTCAGTTCCTTAATGATTGGGGATTAAATCTAGCTACTCACGGTAGTACTATAGCTAAGTTTATAGAAAAAGATGGAGAACTATCAGCTCAAGTAATGAATTGGAATAACTTTATTTGTGATGCAGTAGAGTTTGAAGGTAACCCTAAGATAGAGAAGTTATGGTTTACCCCTGCTCAACTAAGAAAACAAAAAGGATATGACAAAGAACTTGTTAAAGTACTACTTGAAACAACAACTACAAGAAAGACAAGTGATGGTCAAACTAAAGATAATAAAGATGATTTTATATTAGTTTATGAAGTACACGGAGAATTCCCACAATCATATCTTACTGGTAAAGAAACTGATGAAGATACTTATACTCAACAAATGCACGTTATATCTTTAACAGAGAACAAAGAAGATTCAACAGGTAATGAATTTGAAAGTTATACTCTTTATCAAGGTAAAGAAGCTATAGACCCTTATATGATTACTCATCTTATTAAGAAAGAAGGTCAAACATATAGTGGTGGTGCTGTTAAGAATTTGTTTGAAGCTCAATGGATGGTTAATCATAGTGAGAAACAAATAAAAGACCAACTAGACCTTGCTTCAAAGATAATATTTCAAACATCTGATGGTGCATTCGTAGACCAAAATGTGTTTACTAACATAGAGAACGGAGATATATTGAAACATAATAAAGAAGAACCTCTTACAAGACTAGCAGGAACACCTGATATTACTGCAATGCAGACATTTAAAGCTGATTGGCAGAATATAGCAGGTCAAATCAATAGTGTTAGTGAAGCAATGCTTGGTGAAACTCCTAAATCTGGTACAGCGTGGAGACAAACACAAGCTGTATTACAAGAATCACATTCATTATTTGAACTAATGACAGAGAATAAAGGTTTAGCTATTATTAGAATGTTAAGAGACTATGTTATCCCTTATTTTAAAAAGAAACTAGATAACTCTGATGAAATCTCTATGATACTAGAAGATTATCAGATTAAAGAAATAGATAATCGTTATGTTACTAGTGAAGTAACTAGAATGATGAACCAAAAGAAGATAAATATTATATTATCTGGTAAGATATATGACCCTACACAGGAAGAAGGGCTTATCGCACAAACAGAAGAAGAAGTTAAATCTAGTTTAACAGGTAACCAACGCTTTATTAAACCTAGTTCAATAGATGGAACTACTTGGAAGAAGGTATTAAAAGACCTTGAATGGGATTTAGACATTGATGTAACAGGTGAACAGAAAGACTTACAAGGTGCTATGGCAACCTTAACTACAGTATTTCAAACAATGGCTAGTAACCCTGCTATATTACAAGACCCTAATGTTAGATTAGTATTTAACAAGATTATAGGATTAGCTGGTGGTATTAGCCCAATGGAGATACAAGCTACGCAGGCACAACCACAGCCCCAAATACAGCCTACTGGTGAACAAGCTGGGTTAGAACAATTAGCACAACAAACAAAGTAATAATCGGTGGATTAAAACCGAGTAACTAATTAATATGGACAAGAAACAAACTCAAAGGTGGAGTAAAAGTGAGACAGAGTTAATCAAATCTACATTTGGTGGTGAACAGGGTGGAGAATTATTGTTACAAATAAGAGATGTATTAATGCAATTTGGTTATGAAATACCTAGTTTAGAGAAAGATGTAACAAAAATACTTAGAAAACTAATATTGCCTGTATTAAATAAAGATTTACCTATTGGTTTTCAAGCTGATGTAGTAAATGCTTTAGCTGGAACTCCTGAACACGCTGGTATTAAAGATATGCTACCTGAAATGGCTATAATACACATTCAAGCTAATGATGTAGTAATAGAATACTTAAACCAAAGACTTTGTGTATTAGAACATAAAGATTATGAAGGTAAATGTATTAGTTTAAAAGATTTAAAAGGTAAAGCAGGTGGAGATAGGTTAGTAAATATGATGGCTTATTTATTCTTAGAGAATAGTTATATTGAAGCAGGTTTAACATCTTTAAAGACAATGGCTAACCAAAAAGAACTAACAGAAGAAGAAAAGACAAAGATGGCTAAAGAAAACTCAAGTAAATAATTAAAATGGCAGGACTTAACTGCCTTAACAACTATTTTATGGAAGAAGACAATGTTCAACTAGAGAACGAAAACCTAGACGAGACTCAAGACTCTAATCTTGAAAGCGAAGGCGAAGACAATGGTGAACTTACAAAGGCTCAAGACATCGCCAAAAATCAACGCATTCGTGCAGAGAAAGCAGAAGCTAAACTAAAAGAGTTAAAAGCTACTGACAAACCTGCTAAAGAGGAGAAAGAAACTCCTAAAAATGAGAACTATACTTTAAAAGACATTCGTGCATTAAATGATGTTCACGATGAAGATGTAGAAGAAGTAACTGAATATGCTAAGTTTAAAGGCATTTCTATTGCAGAAGCTAAGAACTCTACAGTAATTAAAAACCTTTTAAAGGACAACAACGAAACTCGTGCTACTGCTAACGCAACAAGCACAGGAACAACAAAGAGAACTAATCGCAAGGATTCTGATGAGACACTGCTTAATGACTTCGCAACTGGCAAAGTGCCTGATACTGATGAAGGTATCGCTAAGTTATTACAAGCACAACTCAATGAAAAGAAAGCTCTTGCAAAAAGAGACTAGATAATGGCGGTGGACTTTATATAGTTTAATTGGTGGATTAACTTATTAAGCTAAATAAAATGTCAAATACAATCGGAACTTCATCCCTATCAGAGGTTTGGAGAATAAAATATATGAAGGCTAAGTTAGAACTTTCCCTTCGCACTGCACTTGTATCAGAAAAATGTTTCCAAGTTGATAGAAGTGATAGTAAATACGTAGCTAACCCTTACTTAACAGCATTGAACGCTAATGTAGCAACAATGGCTGGTACTTATACAGTAGATACAGCTACAACTGTAGATGAAACTTTGACTGTTACAGACCAAGTAGAATCAGCAGTACACCTATATGAATTTGAAGCTACACTAACTCGTGCTGACCTTTACAATTCATTTGTGGAAGATATGACAAATGCTGTAGCTGTTAAAATTGATTACTTTGTAATTAATAAAATGACAGACGGAGCAGGTGAAAGTTATTCAACACCAGCAGGTGGCTTTACAACTTCTGCTAATATCAACGAGATTATTGCTGATTTATCAGGTAAAGTAATGGGTTATTCAGATACTTACAAAGGTTTATTCTTAATCATAGAAAATACTGATGTAACTGGATTTATCCAAGCTGGTATGAGTAATGGTTATTCATTCGCTGATGCAACATTAAATAATGGTTTCGCTGGTAATTATGCTGGTGTAGATGTATATATAGTTCGTTCTGGCACTTTTGCTACTACAACTATAGGTACTTTATCTGCTACTAACAGTGGACACAGATTATTTGGTGTTAAACAAACAGCTACTTATGCTGCACCTCGTGGCATTCAATATGATGAAAAGAAAGTAACACTTAAAACTGGTCGTGAAATTTCTGTATGGGCTAATATTGGTGCTGCAGTATGGACACCAAAAGCAAATCTATTGGTAGACATTACAATTACATAATTAAACTTTATGGGGGGAATTTAGGGTAAGTGAATTTGTTTCCACCGATGCAAACGACCTTACCTTATACCCCCCCCATAATAATAAAATTCTTATGAATAAAACAAATGTGTCAACACCAACTACTCCAATACAAACTTTAGAAGAATACGAAGAATTGTTAAAGAATTACAAAGTTAGCAATCCTGCAAAGTATGAAGCTAAATTAAAGAGTGGTGAATTTGACAAGTACAAAGCTAAACTTTCTGGTAAAGTAGTAGAACCTCCAGCACCTCCTGTAGTATTAACTCCAGCACAGTTATTAGATAAAAAAACTGTGACTGAATTAAAGGAGATGTTAACAGAAAAAGATATAGAACCAGTAGGTAAAAAAGCTGATTTAATAGAATTACTATTAAATTCAGAAGAAAAATAATTAATTAACCTTAACAAAATGACAAAAAAACAAATATTGTTAAAGTTATCTGCTTATAAACTCTTAATTGGGATTATATGTTTGACTGCTCTAGTTGGTGGTGTATACGTTGTAAAAGCATATCAAAATGATGAAGCTCCAAAGGTAATCGTAGAAGGCGATTACATTGAAGCTCCTAGTGTTGAAGTAGCACAAACACCAGTAAAACCAATGATAGGTGCTGTAAGTAGTGAGCAACATATGGGTAAACTTGTTTGTATGAATGATGATTGTACATATCACATACAACAAACTTTCCAAGATGCTACCACTACTATTGTATCGTTTCCAAATCCATTTCGTTTAGCTACTTCAACCACTGATGGTGTTGTAATCTATACAGATGATGGTGGAAAAGGATATACAGGTGCTACAACATCAGTAGACTTAGCAAGGCTAATAATTACTGGTGCTGCAACTTCATCATTCCAATTAGAATGTGGAGCATCTGCATCAGCTTATACTGCTCCTACTTATGATATTGTAACTACAACAGTTTTTGCGATAGCTACATCATCTGTAGGTGTAATTGAGAATGATTTATTAGCTGCTGTTGGTGGCTTAGTAAATGCAGGTTCAGTAGACAAGATAATGATGACACAATCTTATCCTTACTTTACTTGTGTAGTAGAAGCAATTGACAATACAGCCTTCACAAATGGTGACAATACATTTGATGGAGAAATAATGGTAAGACTAAACAAACAAAGATAACTTCCAAACACTAAGGATGAGCAATCGTCCTTAGAAATTTGCAAGTTAAATAAAAAAATATGACATTTTCAAGATTTTACTTTACAGACTTAACCTCAATATCTACTGCTGACCCAGCTGTACTTACTTTGGTAGACCACGGGCTACAGGTTGGGGATAGAATACGATTAGAAACAACAGGAGCTTTACCTACAGGATTAGAACTTCTAACTGACTATTATGTGGTTTATAATGGTATTACTACTAGCACGTTTCAATTAGCTACATCTGATGGTGGTACACCTATTGAAACTACAGTAGATGGTTCAGG